TCAGTGAGTCCCAAGAAACGTTCTAGCATAAAGCGTTTTGACATATAAGGCAGTTGTTCCATGCCTTGGAATGCTTGAATACGTGTGTTGTCCAGCTCGCTTTGACGATAACTTGCAAAGTTTTGCGGTGCATTGAACTTGATATTAAACAATCCTGCATCAATGTTGAACCCTCTCCAACGCAAAAACATCTTGAATTCATCATCAAGTTTTTGGCAAATCAAAGCTTGTAGTCGTTCGCAATACTGGTTGAATCTGTATTCTTGAATAAGAGCTGTTCCTACTCTACCGTCGTTCATTGTAGCACTTGAATCGTCAGGGCCTGTAGGCAAGTAACTTGATGGTACACGCAAACCACGAGCCATTTTGTTATTGAAGTACTTCAAGTCGTCAATTTCACCTAGATTGCTGCCGCCCGGCAAGGGTTCTACACTAGATCCACGTCCGTCTGCACCTACAGGAAAGAAGAAATCTTCGCCAGTTGACAATGGATTATAACTAGAGTCCATTACACTTTGGCCACCACCGTTGTATGTAGGAATACGGCGTTGCCACATTTCATTTTTCACACGCTCCACAAAGGCCATGGCCATGTGTGTTGGCATGTTGCCCACGTCAATCTTGAATACTCTACGCTCCGGTGCACGTTGTACACGATAGATCAAGATAGCATCTTCAAGCAATTCTTTTTGTTTGAATACTTTGAAAATATTTTCTAGTATGCTTTTTCCAAAAGGCCAAAATGTATCTAGTCCTTCGTTTAGACTCATATGAACCACATGTTTGGCGTCAATACAAGTTTCATTTACTGCTCGAGTAAAACGACTTTGGTTGCCAGCAGCAGAGTTTGGTGCAGTATAACCAGTAGACGCTGTATAACCACCAGTGGGAGGGTTAACCATGAAATCTGTTGTGGTTTTTGCTGCAACTGTTAGATTTTGAAAGTTAGGATTGATGTCACGAATAATATATTGTTCAGGTCTCTTGCCTTCTGATTCGTTTACAATAACTCTGGCTACCTTGCTCATGTCCACCCACATCATTTCAAATGTTTCTGGGTCGCGCACAAACACTTGATCTCCGTATTTGATGGTGTTACGGAACAGTTTGAAGATGCGTTGGTCAAGCTTGTTCAGCTTGACCCATTGTTGAAGTTGTTTTTTGATAATTTCAACTTCGTGATCAGTTGGTTCATCAACATAGTTTATGTTGAAGGGTGTTTCATTTTGTTCGTTCAGCTGAGTTGAAAATTCAGAAATGATATCCAAGCATGCGTTGATTTCGCTGTCAGAGTCCATGTTTTCGTATTGGTTATATCTTTCAATACGGTTGGGATGGCCTGAATACACTTCGGGCAATCGACTGGCATAATTGCGAAAAGTAAAATCTGTTTCAGCAGGACCAGCAGTGCGTCCATCATTTTTACCGTAGCCGGGCAGTCCCTGTTCACGTCCACCGTTGATAGGGCTCATTTGACCACTAAGGTCAGCGACTTTGAAGTACTTACGCCAGCCGCCGTTGGGCCCATTACGCACGTTGTTTGAGTCAGCCATTTAATTGTTCCTGTAGTATCATGATCTATTTACCGTCAGGCTCTTGACTGGCGCAAGATGTCTTTGTTGGTCTTGTTGCCAGTTCGGCTAACACTGACCAATTCGTCTATACCAGCAATCAATTGCATTAGCAGAGCGTTGTTCTGTTGCTGAGAATCCATTAAACCAGGTATTTCCAACGGAATACTTCGCCCGCCTGCAAGTGGAATAACTGCCTCATTTCCGTGCAACGTGGCTTGAAATCCAGATGTTGGGCCAGATAGCACTCCTCCATATTTGGCGCTTGGACCAGATCCGCCGTTTTTGACCATATCAACAATAGCTGGTCCTCGTCTACCAACTTGCTTGTACCATAAGCTGTCTTGTAACCCAGATGCAGCACCACCTGCATTGCCTGCTTCAATTTGTTTTGCTGTATTTGGAAACTTCTTGATCCAGGCCGGGCCCATGTTAAAGGTCAAGTCAGTAAGAGCACCTTGTCCCATTGGATTGAATTTATCAAACCCTGGAATTCTTTCTGCTGCTGTTCTGTGATGCTGATAGTCTTTTTCAAACAACTGCATGATTTCTTCTTGACTGAATTTTCGATTCCACTCTTGCGGTAGACTTTTACCATCACCAATAAGGTGCCCAACACCAACTGTCCAAAGTCCTAAACTGTCTTTGTATGGCTCGTAGCGAATGCCCTCGTGAGCAATAATCATTTTCTTCAGTTCATCTTCGCTCATTGCGCCGCCAGCGCCGCCACCTTTGCTGCTGCTAGGAGGAGCTGATCCCCCAACTCCTGTTTTAGATACGCTAGCTGAATCTTTACTACCACTTGCTGCTGCTGCTTGGGCTCCGCTAGGTGTTCCACCGCCTCCAGCACTACCACCTCCACCAGCACTGCCACTTGCTGCAGGACCAACTGTGACAGATCCAGCGCCGGCTGCTTTAATTTTTCCAGCAGATTCTATAGCTGACTTTTGTTCAGCTATTGCTTGCGCCTGGCGCCTTGCTTGTTGTAAATCTCTACCAGTTAAATTTTTACCTTTGGTAAGAGCTTCCAATTCCTCTTTGTATATTGCATTCTTACGCTTTGTATATTCTTCAAATCCAGCTTTATCAGCTTCGCGGAATTTAAGCATGTCCAACTGTATTTGAACTTCTTTACCTGTAATTGCACTTGTTTCTTTTGATTGTTCTCGAGCAATAGCCGCTTGTCGTACTTGATTTTCTTTGTCTCTTAGGTCTTTTTGTGTTGCGTCTAACTTAGCAGTTGCTGCTTGTTGTTCTGCAGTGCGTCCTATGCCTACTCGTTGCAGTATAGTAGAATCTTCGTATGCTTTGGCTTCTTCTTTTTTGGCTTCTGCTACTTTGGCATCTGCTGCTTTAACTTCAGGAGATGCAGTCACCGCCATTCTTGCAGCTTCTCTGACACCAACTCCTCCTGCGCCTTTTCCTGTTTCTTTTTCAGTAGAAACTCCCAGAGTTTTGTTAATAAATTCAACAAATTTTCTGGTGGCGCCAGTAAGAGTTTCAATTGCGCTAGCGGCTTTGGGCATGAGAGTAAAGCCCAACGCTTGAATCTCTCGATTCATTGCTTCCATGTTCTTCTGTGCCTGAACAGCAGAATCAGTTAATGCATCGCCACCTTCTGCAGCGGCCTTAGAACTAGTAGCAAGATCAGCTCGAGTTTTTGCTTCGTTTTTACTAGCAAGTCCTTGTAACGCCACAGTTTCCTTGTAGTCAACCATGACGTCATTACCATCACCTACTGTTTTTGCATACTGTCGTTGTGATTTTTCGTTGTCGCTAACTGCCTGAGTCAGCATTGTCTGAGCCGTGATACTGTCAATTTGTCCAGACTTCAACTGTTCCATGATGCCAACTGCAGCGCCACCAGTTGTTCTAATCAACTTCTGAGCGTCAACTGTGTTGGTCATTCCAGAAGTTAAGTCTCGAATACCCTTGGCTGTTTGTGGTGCAACTGCTGCAATTTGTCCCTGGAATGCTTGGATTTCTTTGGCTGCTTTTTCTCCTGCTGGGCCAATGTCTTGTAAATCACGTATGCTGGCCAGGAATTTTCCTTCTTGTAATGCCGATTCTCTTTGTTTTTCAGCATCCTTGCGGCTCATACCAGTTAGCTTGGCCAATTGATCTAGTTCACGGCCATACTGTGCTGTGCTTTGTCCCAGGTTGTCCTGTGTGACTTTGTTTTGTCGGCCCAACAATGTCTGTTGTTTCAAGAAGCCAGCAGCAGCTTCTCCCATTGCATCTGCACTAAAACCTAGTCTTCTGAGTTCATCACCTGCTTTGGATTTGGTAATATCACCAACTGCTTTTGTAAAGCTATCAGCGCCCGCACCCACTGTTGTGCCCCAGCGTGCCAATGTGTTAGAATTGTCAATGATGGATTTCTTGAATCCATCCATGCTCATACCAGATTTAAGGAACTGCTCTTGTACCCCAGTCATGCCTTTGGCTGTGACTGCGCCTACTTCACTTAACTGCTGAAAACTTTTGTTTGTTTGATCTAGCTGATTTACAACAAATTTAGCTGCTTCGCCAGTGGCTTTGAGTGCTGCTGAAACTGCTTCGCCCACAAACGGCAGTGTTCTAGCCAGTCCAGCTGCTGCTCCACTTGCTGCATCAATTGCACCGTTTAGGGATTTAAATTCAGTGTTACCTTGGCCAACTTGTAGAGCAAAATCTTTGAATCCGCTGGCCAACATTTTTGCGCCAGTCGCGGTGGCTTCTCCAAATTTTGCTGTTTTTTCAGCTGCTTTGTCGAGTCCTTCACCATTGTTCTGTACTGCCTGGCGCAGTCGCTCAAACTCTCGTGCTAATTCGTCAGATTGTTGATTTATGTCAGCCATGGTATTTCCGTTACTAAGTATGTTATATTTATGGTACCAAAATATGACTAGCTCAATCAACCCACTTCGAAGACATTTTCGTCAACCTTCTGTGTATCTCAGACTTCCGAGTCAAGGAAAATTTTATGCTAATAATTCATTGAATTATCCTCCCAACGAAGAGCTACCAGTTTTGCCAATGACTGCAGTTGACGAAATCACTGCTAGGACTCCTGACGCACTTTTTAACGGATCGGCAGTGGTTGATATTGTTCGTAGCTGTGTTCCCAACATCACTGATCCGTGGAACATGCCCAGTATTGATCTTAATTCTGCACTGGTTGCTATTCGATTGGCCAGCTACGGGCATATGATGGAAATTGGTAGCACTTGCCCAAATTGCGGACATTCACATGAATTTGAAATTGATCTTCGCATTGTAATGGACGGATTTGGTATACCTGATTACTCAACTCCGTTGTTGATTGGTGATCTATCTGTGCAATTTGCGCCGCTTACCTACAAGCAAGTGAACGAAAACAACAAAGCACAGTTCGAAGATCAAAAATTAATTAGCACAGTCAACCAAATTGATACCATGCCCAGCGACGAGCGATTGGCCATGCTCGGGGACAGCTTTAGAAAAATCACCAATCTGACCATTCGAGCTATTGCCAGCAGCATTGCCAGCATTTCAAGTCCAGACGGTGTTGTGTCTGATCAAACATTTATCAATGAGTTTTTGAGAAACTGTGAAAAAGCAGTGTTCAATAAAATTAGAGATCAAGCAATTGCACTGCGCGAGACTACAGAAATCAAACCTCTAGACATCATTTGCGAAAATTGCAAAACACCTTATCGTCAAGAATTTAGTTTGGATATGACAAATTTTTTCGAAACCAACTCGTAACCTTGGACTCTGACGGTATCGTTGCCTTGATTGACCGTATGGAAACGGAAACCAAGAAGATACGTCATGAAACTCTAAAACTTTGTTGGTACATGCGAGGTGGTTTGTCCTACGAAGAGGCTATGCAGTTGGGTTTCCAGGAAAGAGAAATAATTAGTCAAATTGTTACTGAAAATTTAGAAACCACCAAAAAAACACAATTACCGTTCTTCTAATGAACATCGTGCAAGTAACCGCAGACATTCTAAGTTGGGTTGAGAACTTTGTAGAAAAGCCTCACCCGGCCTTGGGCAACTGGCCGCCTTGTCCTTATGCAAGGGCAGCAAGACTTCGTGGCACTGTTGCTGTGTATCTAGGATCTGATCCCTACTTTGATTTAAAGAATCTTAGCAAGCACGGATTAGGCCGCAGAGAAGTTGTAATATATGCATATGATCCTGCGGAATGGGGTTTTGAACTATTTCACAGTTCGCTAGAACAAGCCAACACAGACTTGTTGCTGTCAAGAGATCTAATTGTGTTGGAAGATCACCCTGGTGACCCAGAAATTGTCAACGGTGTGTGTATGAATCAAGGACAGTATGCACTGGCCATGTGTCAAAGTCTCAGTGATCTAAATATTCGTGCAAAACAAATGGCAGACAAAAGTTTTTATCATGGGTGGCCTGAAGAATACTTACAAGGCCTGTTTCGGCATAGACAGGATCCAAGATCATGAGTATGACCTTTGGTTGCATTGATTTAACTGCAACCGCGTACATTGCATCTCTGAACTATTACATGTTAAATCCTGTGCCAATAGACCAACTGCAAAAGGTCTATAGAGATTATTGCAAACACAAAAATTTTCACAGTGTCATGCCCATGGTACCTGGAAGATTTTTAGTACCGGGTACCGAGGTGTTTGGTTACTACGGAGAACACGGGCTACAGGCCTGGAGCATGTATAGAATATGGGACGATCAAAGTGTTGTGTGTGATCATCATGCATGGGACTATCGTGTGCCACAACTGAGACTGGGTAGAACCAGTCTTGAAAACGAATGTGCTGTTTATCGAGATCGTGGATTTAAATTTATGTATTTTGAATCAGTGGAATCTTACATGTACAGCATGCAAGGATTCAAAACACTAGGACCAATCGAGTAAAAAAATATGGCAGACTTATACACAATCTGGGCCGACAAAGAAGGCGACATCTCTGACATTGATTGGGTCAACAACATGAAAAGTTTCTTTGAACACTTGGTGTCTGAAGGCAAAATGGAATCCTATAGGATCACACGTTGCAAGATGGGATTTCGTAGCATACCCGACATGCCCGAATTCATGATACTAATGGAGTTTCAGGACATGGCGCAGATGGACAGCGCATTTCGTCGTGTAGCACCCTTAGAAGGTGAATTAGAAACCAAACACAAAAGCTTCAATCAATTCGTCAAAGGCAATATACAACATGCATTGTTTAGAGACTATCCAGACAACTTCTAACTGCTTTGAGACTTACTGCGTAAGTCTATGTGCTTCGCTATCGCTCACACATGATTGTTAAACAAGAGCGAAGCGACGAATTAAGTATCATCCAGATTATGTGGTCATAATTCACCGTATGCACGGTGAATTAAAAGCATCATCCGAGTGACAGCAGTCATCTATAGTAATGAGATTGTAGTTTCCTACGCGGAGGCGGTTGACCGGTACCCCCTACTCAAGCTTCACATATCAACGGAACCCTAGTAACCCGATATAGATCCAAGTCCTATAAGCATGGGGTGTATCTTTTTCACAGAGCCCAAACCATTTGTTGCCTTAAGTTAGCAATTGCCTTTGACGCCCAAGTCCAGACCGGGTATCTCACCGTTCTTCAATGGGGCTGAGTCAAGCACTCAGCACAGAGTCGTTTAAGTTTTAAATTTTGTTTATGATATGAGAGCCATGTACTCTGACTGAGATATGGCCGTTGTAATAATCTAGTGATTCCAATACCTTACGATCGAACTGTTCTCTAGCTTCAATGTATGAACACTGTGCCTTTGATGTGCAATAGTAAAGTATCTCTCTGGTAAAGTTTTCGGTGCCTAATTGTGCGATGTCTGCGGTTAGATGCTCGCTGCTACCATAGTAGTCGCGCCAGTCTGAATCGACTTTTGATCTAACCTTCTTTTTCTTTTTGATGCCGTTTTTTTGTTTAACTGTCTTGTATGAAGTTTTACTAAATTTAGCTAGTTTTTTGCCTATGTACTTGCGACCAGATAGATTATTTGTGATTAAGTATACAAATCCAATACACTCTTCGGGTAATGTCTCAACTGGGGTGTTTTGATATAGCCATGTCATGTGTGAATTTGCGAGTTGCCTTTTGCTTAGTAATTATGCCTTGAAGTCTAGATTACAATAAAATGTTGCCTCTTCTACCGCAGTATTTGCACTCACTGCAGTAGCGTATTGAATAAAATTGGTGATGTCGTTTAAGTTAATGCCATTGCCAGTCCAATTTGGTCTGCTGCGGCTGAGTTCTGTGTCTAATCGGTCAATGCTGATCAATGTGGTTTTAAATAGCACATGATTTTGTTTGAATGCTTGTGTGCCTTGCTTGCTGGCATGCGCCAATGCAGCCTTGCTGATTCTATAAGTTTCAAACCTGGGCTCGGGCGCAACAATTGTTTTTTCGCCAATTGAACCAATATTGAAAATATGCCCATGTTTGCCGGCTGCTTTCCATGCATCGTACACAGCTATGTACAAGTTTATCTGTGCAAAATTGGCCCAAGACTCTTGCGGCGGACCGTCGAATGCGTTGTTGACAAACACATCATATTCCAGGCTGCGAGTTGCTATCAACTTGATGTCATGGTCGCTGGTAATGTTGTAGTTGTTGCTGCGTTGGCAGCTATCTGCATTGAAGGTTTCAACAATGTGCTTGCCCAATCCTCGATTGCCGCCGGTTACTAATATATTCATCGTGATCCTCCTTGATCCCAGACCTTGGTTAATTTTGATCCGCACGTCATTGCACATTCAAACAATCTGTTGGAATTGCTCCATGACTCAACTAGATCTTGCCAGAATGCATTGTTAAAAATTTCCTGCAAACTGCGATAGTTTATGTTTAAGTTATCAAGTCCGTGAGTTTCTAAAAATGTACGAACTTGATTGTTTCCGTTCACATTGGCCAATGCATGTGCCCCGGGCTGTGCATTGTTGTAAAATCTTGCATCATACAAGTTGTGATTGAAAAAGTTACAAGGCAATACCAGTCCTTGTGCAGTGATTGATACTTTGTGTCCCAACAATGCATCGCAACTGATAGGAGTGGTGTCAAAGTATTCTTTGATATTGGCATATTGTTCCTTGAGCTTGGGCAAGAACATCATGCTTTGATTTCGATACTGATCATCTGTGGGTACTTCTAGTGCAAAGTCTGTACCTGCAACGGGCCAAGCAGGCATTTCCTCTAGAGTAGAATGATTCATGAACCTTCCAGTTTTTCGAATCAACACGTTGAAAAATCCCAATTCTTTTCCCAGTTGCTGTACCTGTTGTACCTGATGCTGATTGTGTTTGAACACAATAAAGTTCCATTGTGCTCGACCTCCTGCAGCAATAAATGCAGTGGCATTGTCAATGACTTTGTTGTATTTTACATTTTTTCTGTACAAATGTAAAGTATCATCAAGTCCATCTATACCAAAGTCAATTTGGCCGTGGCCGTTCATGATCTTGGCAATCTCGCGCCAGTAGTCTGGTTCATGTACTCCGCCGTTGGTATGTATGTACAACCACAGTGTGGGATTCTTTTGCCTAAAGTCTCGTAAGATATCTAAAAAGTCTGGGTGCATGATCGGATCACCGTAGCTGCCACAGAAGAAAACTTGTCTAAGAGCAGAACATAGTTCTGCTGAAAACGCTTGATCGATAACATCACGACTCAAGTGATTCAACGGCAAGTATGGATTGATTCCCTGTCCGTTGTTGTTGCGAGGACATTGAGGACAAGAGGCGTTGCAATAAGAGGTAATCTCCAATTGGTATTCAGTCACACTTGTTAATTTAAATCCTTGCATTGAGCCCGTTAAATACTTTATGTTAGATGTTTTGCTAGTAAATGTTCCACAGATATCCTTAATTTATCCCCCTGCTGCAACCAGCCTACTCAAAGGTATTTGCGAAGCAAACGGATACACTGCGTCTGTGCGAGATTTTAATTTAGAACTAGCAGAACTGTGTAACAACAATAATAACACAAAGCAAGAACTAGATCAATACTTTTCGTTGAATGACCACACAGGGACACTGAGTCAATCTACCCAGACTATACTGGATCAGTACATTGATACGTGCGTGGATTATATTGTTGCAACCAATCCCACTTGGCTAGGAATTAGTGTGTTTACGTTCCAGTGTCAAATTTTTACCAAAATGTTGTTGTCCAAGTTGCGGCCAAAATTCCACAACAAAATAATTGTGGGAGGTGCAGGACTCAGCAGCAACGGTATTGCAGCAAAACAAAACGACTTTGGAAGTTGGCTGGTACACAACGATCTAACTGACTATTACATTCGAGGGGAGGGCGATCGCGCACTGCTAGAATTGTTAAGCGGCAATGTTACCTACCCAGGAATAAACAATGATGATTTTGTGCAGATTGATGATCTTGACGCTGTTCCATATCCCAACTATGATGATGTAATAAACAAAAATTATCTTTGGAGTACAGGGCAACCGCAAATACCAGTGACCAGCAGTAGAGGATGTGTGCGTAAATGTAGTTTTTGTGACATACATTCAGCCTGGAAAAAGTACAAGTACCGCAGCGGCCGCAGTGTAGCCGACGAGTTTATACACCACTATCAAAAATACAATGTAAAAAACTTTTGGTTTACTGATAGTCTAATCAACGGCAGTATGAAAAGCTTTCGCGAGTTTTGTCAATGTCTAGTTGATTATTACCAAGCAAACAATCTACCAGATCGCTATTTCAATTGGGGCGGCCAGTTTATTGTGCGTGATGCTGCCAGCATGAAAGCTGCTGATTATGAACTTGCTGCTCGAGCAGGCATGAACGGAGTTGCAATGGGGGTTGAAAGTCTAAGTGAAAGTGTGAGAGATCACATGAAGAAAGGCTTTAGCAATGCAGACATGGATTTCACACTGGAACAGATGCATCGCAACAACATGAATTGTTATTTCTTGATGATAGTTGGATACCCCACAGAAACTCAAGAAGATCATACACAAGGGATAGAACAGTTTCGCAAGTATCAAAAGTATGCACTAGACGGAACCATATATGGAGTAAATCTAGGGACCACAGCCAGTGTTGACGAAGGTACGCCATTGTACGACGAAAGTGTTAGCTTGGGCATAGAAGACCCCACAGGTAATCGAGTTACAGGATTCAATTGGATCATGCACACAAATCCAGGACTGGACTTTCGTGAACGTGCTCGCAGGCGCATTGAAATGCAAGAAGTATTAATGGATCTTGGATACACAATTTGGAACGGCGACAGCCAATTACTCAAACTCAAAGAAGCATATGACAAGCTACAACAGGGCCGTTATAAAACTGGCCTTAGAATACCGATCGCAGTACAATAATACGTGGCCATTTATAATGATCAAGATCAATCATGTGATCTTGGCTCGATTCCAAGCCGACAGTAACTTGTGGCAAGGAGTGTTGGAATTTGACTCCAACGACATAAATCTATTGCAAATTGAACACTACGGAAAAAATTACATCACAGATCAAAGCCCAGACAAACACTTTGAATTACAACGTTGTTGGATCAATGATGTTGATCTCAAACATCATATACACAAGTTTAACCAAACAGCATACCTAGCACCATGGGACACTGTGCCTCCGCCGCCTGGCAGTTTGTACCTAGGGCACAACGGATACTTGGAACTAGAATTTCAAACACCAGTCAACAACTGGATCAAAAAAATGTTCAACGTTTCCAGTGACACAATGCATGGGCAGCATACCACTAGAGAAACGTTGAATGAAGTCAAACAATACTTTGGATTTTAAGCAAATTCTATGTCTGTGCTGTAATTTGTAAAGCCGTTTTCTTTAACAACTTTGAGTATGTTCTCTACTCGTCCGGCAAGTTCTTCTCGGTGACTTACTAACCAGATACTCTTGTGTCGTTCGCGACTCATCTTCTTCAACAATCCCAGCGCATTCTCAACACCTGCACTGTCCAGTCCATTGTCAATCAATTCGTCGATAAACAACAAGTTGATAGGATGATACAGGCTTTCCCATACGTCGCGGAATGACCATGACATTGAAAGAATCAGTCGATTGCGTTCACCACGGCTTAGGTTGTCAAAGTCCAGTTCGCGTCCTAGTTCTTCAATGCTCACGCTCAAGTCATTCTGAAACTTCACAGTGTGTGGTAGTCCAATTCGATCCAAGTAGTGTGTGAGTCTGCTGTTGAGATAACTGAGGTTTTGATCAATGATCTTTTTGCGAACAAACGAATCTTTGGAAGTCAACAGTTTGAGCAAGAAGTCTTGGTGTTCTTGAACTCGAGTCAGCTCGTTGAGATGATCATAGCTAACTGTTTGCAAAGCCTGTTGAGTCATGTCTTCAATTTGTTCAGTATACGGATCCACTTCACCGTCGCGAGCAGCAATCTGTTGCAACAGACTGTCCACTTGACTGGAGTGTTTGATGGCTTCAGCTTCGGTGTCGTAGTGTGTGGCTGGTTGTGGCCCGGGAACAACTTCAGTTAATTCAGCCAGTTGTTCAGCAAAAGGATCAACTTCTGCAGCTTTGGTGTCCATGGTCTGCTTCAAACCAGCCAACTCGCCAGCATGCCGAATTGCTTCAGCTTCGGTGTTGTAGTGTGTAGCGGGCTTTATGCCCAACTCACCTAGCTTGAGCAGCGCATCAGTATGTTCAATCCACTGTGTGTTTGTGGCCAAGGACTGTAAGGCAGCTTCTTGCAGGGCTTTTTCTTTTGAAGCCAGCACACTTTCGTGATTGGCATCGTGAAAGTCTTGTCCACATGCATAGCACTTGTGATTCTGGAGTTCTTGAATCTCAGCTCGCAACTTTTCTACCAGCTTGACTTCTTTCTGCTCGTCTTGAACGCAGCGATCAATCAGCTTTTGGAGCTCAGCAATGTCTTTGGCCTTTTGATTGTGAGCCGTTAACGCATGCCATGCAGCCAACTCAGCTTCGATACTGATTCTATTCTTGTCAAGGTATGCACGGCCAGCAGCTTGCCATTCAGCATATTGCTTTTGTTTCCAAGCTGTACTACGAGCTATCAACGAGTTGTAGGTATCTTGTTGTTTCTTTTGATCGCTCCATACAGCTAGATCTCGGTGAGCCTGCAGTTCTTGTTTGATATCAATTTGAACAAGATCGTTATAAGTGGCAACCAATGCAGCAACATCGCTATCATGCTTGTTTTTCCACAGTACCTGCCGCCGGCGCAAGCTTTCAATTTGTTCTTCAATTCGTTTGTTGGCTTCTTGTACAGCTCGGATTCTGAATTCTTCTTGACTAATAGCATCTTTGGTCTGTTTGTTGAGCTCTTTTATACGATCAGCCTTTTCGCTCAGCAATGTAATACCCAACAACTGCTCAATAATAGCACGTTGCTCGTTGGCTTTCAAACTCAAAAAAGGTTCAGTATAAGTGTTCAATGCCAGAATGTGTTTGAACATGTCATGACTCATTCCCATTAGACGTTCAATAGCATCCTGTGTCTCTCTAGAGTCTCCTTGAGCTTCGTCAGTTACTGCTTGTGCTTCGTGATTGACATAGAATCTCAACACGTTGGGTTTACGCCCACGTTCAATTTTGTACTCAACTCCGTTGACAACAAAATCCAATCCAACTAGCATGTTCTTGCCATTGGTCTTGTTCACAAGATTGTCTTTGCGGATGTTGCTCAACGCCTGGCCATATAGAGCATAGCTAAGTGCATTGATAATAGTGGTTTTGCCTGTGCCGTTACGGCTACCATCGCCGCCGAGATCCAGGTTTTCTCCTAGCACCAATGTTAAATCTTGTCTATTGAAGTCAATGCCTTGAGTGGCATTGCCTACACTCATAAAGTTTTTTACGGTGAGATTTTTAATTTCGATCATGCGTTATTGTAGTTGATGTGGTCCAAGAAGTCTAGTTATTTGACTGTTATGTTGAATCTATTATAAGCCCGTAAAAAAGTTTCACGATCTGTGTAAATCTGTTTTTCAAACTCGCTTGGGGTAGCCAACCACATACGATAGTTCAATGAATCAAAGGTCTCTTGTATTGCTGCAGATTTAATTACAGTTTGGATATCTCGATGTAGTTTGTTAGTTATTGAGTTGGGAGTATCAGCATGGATATAAAAGCCAATCCATTGTTGACTACCAATTGTCTTTCCTGTTAACTCTCTTAATGTAGGAACATTGGGATAATCAGGATCTCTTTTGTTGGAATTGAATGCTATGTATTTGATCTTGCCAGCTTTTTCCAGTTTGGCAGTGGATGCCAGAGTGCTAAAACTATAAAGTAATTGCTTGCTACTAACATCAATGAACCATTGGCTGTAATCGCGATATGGCACATGTACTGCAGGAACTCCAAGGTGCTCGGCAAGTTCTAAACCAGCAATGTGTCCACCGGAACCAACTCCCCAAGACCCAAACGATACACGTTGTTTAGACAATGCAACAAGAGACTGCCAATCTGTTACTTCGGGAGATGCAATCAATACCAAATCAACTTTGAACACTGGGGATAGCAACTTCATTGACTGCAAGTATTTTTGAGTATTGTACAAAACAGGATGCGATATAAAATTATCGTTTTGAGCCAAATAAATGCTTTGAGGAGCAGCCGATTCAGCTAGATAAGCATCCATTGCAATTGTTCCATTGGCACCAGGACGATTATCAACGATCACAGGGTGCTTCCATTGTTCGGATAGATTTTCAGCAATCTTTCTAGCCAGAACATCTGGCCCAGACCCAACCGGGAACGATGTAATAATTTTTTTAGGTGTGTTAACTGGCTGGGCCACAGCAACAAAACAAATTGTTGCTAGCAATAGTGATAAAAGTCTTTTCATAGTTTAATTTTCTTTATAGTGTTTGGTAAATTTTCATTAACTGTAGAATCTACCCTGTGTTCCTTTAACATTTTAACAATGTCAGAGGTGTTGGTAAACCAGTTAGCATAATCATTGTGCGGAACTTCAATTCTGTACCTTACCCAAATGTAATAGTACACTACTGCTTGAGTCCAAATGTCTGTTATATGTGTCAAGTCTACAGAGTCGTTGATCCCTGTCTGGCACAATACAGTCTTTGCGGTTATCACTGGATCAATATATTTAGAATTTGCCAACCGCCATTCTTTCCAAAGAGTACAAAAGTCTTCAGTTTTTGCAATAGCATTTATTACAGAATGACACTCTTCATAGTCCTGATATAATTCAGTCACATCTAGTTCAGTGTCAAGTAGCGTGTGTTTGTTCTGCGAATTCCAAGCATAACGAAGTGGGTGATCTCGCAAATACAAAAAGTATTTTTCACGACGTGTCCATGGCTCTGTTGAGTCCCATTGATCAGTTGGCAGTTGTTCTTCAATGCTACTTTGCATAGCCTTTTCAATCATGGTGCGGGCCACCACAGGCCAACTGTAATCAGAGTAACAAATTTTAATCACAGTAGCATTGGGGAAAGTGCTTTTAAAACCACTGTTTGTGTTATTAATTCCGTTGTCAACTAACACACAATAGTTTTGATTGTCAACAAACTCAAGCCCACCTGTCCAACATTCGTGAAAGTATTTAGGCAAGATTAAATCTAAACTATGACTGTCGCCAGTTGGTGAAAATGTTAAAGATTTTTTAGGGCGCACAAAATTATCACCGTGTAAAGTTAAAACAGCATTAACAAAGTGTCCAAATCCTCCACTTGGGTACCACACACAATAAATCATAACGTCTGATAAATTTTCAACAGTAGTTTGTTGTCGTAGAACTCAGATTCGATGTTGGTGAGCTGGTCAGTTACAATTTGATCCACTGATTCAAACTTGACTTCACCGGGCGCCATGTCTTCTTCAACACCGCTGTGTTTGTTGGGAATAAGAGACATCTCTCGCAGATTGTATTGCTGAATAAAAGTTTCTTTGATAAAGTTGGCTTCTTCGTAACTGATTTCAATGTCCAGATTCACACGCACATGCATTTTGGGTCTCAACAGAGTGGCACCGTTGTCGATAAGATTTGCAAGCCCATAAACTCTGTAGGTTGGTTGATCTGGCCAGGCATGATACACAGGGTCTTTGCCCCATTCTAGTACAGTAAGCCCTCTTTCATCATCGCCGGCGTCTGCGTAGTTGTGCGGGAACGCATTGCCGATGTAGGTAATATTCTTTTTGGTCTGACGCTTGTGAAAGTGGCCAGTAAACACATGTTCAAATCCGTGAAAATCATCTCGTTGAATTTCTCCATGATCGGGCATGGCCACCATGGCATTCATCAAGTATCCCGGCAACTCAAAGTGCCCAAACATGTACTTGCCTTTTAGTTTAGGAATACGTTTGTGGTCATCTCCGCACAGCCAAGGAGCAATGACCACATCACCGCTGCTGAACCAATCATTGCAGATTTCTACATTGGGCAGATGTTTGGCCCACTCCACGCTTTGGATATCTCGTTTATCGCGATAGTATAGATCGTGATTGCCTGGAATAAAATACACATGTTGAAAATTGGCATTCAGGTGCTCTAATGCACGAAGGCTGTAGTTCAAGGTAACAATATTCAAGCTGGCCCGTGTATTATGCCAGTCTCCCAGAAACAAGGCAGTTTCGCAGCCTTGTTCCTGTGCTTTCTCAGTGGCCCACTTGACAAAAGACAAACAGTCTTCGTTGTGCAGAACACTGTTGGACTTGAGACCAAAGTGGATGTCGGTAAAGATTGCAGCTTTTTTAAATAAATTACTCATCTACTGATTGTACTACATCATCCAAGGTAGACACAACCGGTCCGGACATGGCGGCCATGCTTTTGGCGCCAGAGTTTTGACGTGTCCATGAAGGATTCAATCCGTTGATTTCCAGGATGTCATCACGGATGTTTTGCATCTTTTTCTCAATGTTGAGAATACGAGTAAAGCTGTTGGTAATAGCAGCGGTGTAGTAAGCAAAGGGGTTTTGACTTTTTGATTCGTCAAATTGAAGACCAATTTGACTGAGTTGTAGTAGAGCTTGTCCGCGCATTTCCTCGTTGTAGGTATATCCGCGCCAGTTTGATCTTGTGGCATATCGCTCACACAGCTTCATAAACATCAGTGCTAGTTTTTTGGTCATCTTGCCGTGCTCTTTTGAAAACTCTCCAGTTTCTAGATCGCCTGTCCAATGACTACGCCCAACTATAAAAGGTTTTTTGTCATCATCCAATCTGTAGTGCTCAAACGGTGGAAAGTTTAATCGAATATGTGTTTTGTCTATAATTGGGTTGTCGATTAAATCTACCAATGGATCTTCTTCTGGCTCGTCAAACTCAAAAATATCTTCAAGTTTTTTGCGTTTGGCTTCGGCTTTGGTAATCTTCTTTGGAGCCATGGGAATATGGTCCCAGCATGTGATGCGAAAAACTAGATCTTGATTGGAAATTTTCTTTTGATCGATCACTTCGCCGGTTTCGCGTTTGATGCGATCTGCACGATTTTTACGTGCTTCTACTATGGTTCTTACATTGATCTTGTCTATGCTGGGCAAAATAAGATCATATTGATGATCTAGGTCTCTGTCCTTGTACCAGCAGTAGGTGTTTTTACTGTGATGAATCTCTTTGAGAATATCTCTGTTGTTGAGATAGTTCACTCTTGGTGCGGGTTTGTCTGCAATGGTGGCCATTGATTCTCCTAATATAATACTTATTTTAACATAAAAATCACCAGTGTCAACCTTTTCATTAACACAGCCGTTTTTGTTTACGGTAAATAATATATCGGAGAATAGTGAATAAAATGGCATACATTACTGCATATACAGGCGAAGGGGATTCATATCAAGTTTGGGTAGATGATCCAGTGCCGCCTGCGTCTAATCCACAAGTACCTCCACCTCCACCACCCCCGCCTAGTCCTGCCAGCGTTGACCGAGCACCAGAGCCGTTGCCAGCCTCTGGTTCAACTGCTACTTTGAATGCTTCTTCCACTACTGATACTGTGGATATCAGTGCCGTGATTCGCGGTGAAGTGGGTAGCGGCCCTCAGGTTCAAGGCTATTTGAATTTGATACTCAACAAGTATAGTGCAGAAGATTTAGCACGAGCATATCCTGAGTACGGCAACGCCTACTCCTATCAGGTGGCAAAAGACGGGTTGCCCCAAGGACTTGTAGTTCCGGGCAGTTTGGATGCCGAAGGAAGGTTGCAGTTTGTTCAGGGTACTCCTGAATTTTTTGAAGCATCCCAAATTGCAACTCAAGCTGCTCGCGATGCTGTTCGAAGAGCAGCCATTGCCAATGGCCTTGGCGGCCCTGATGGCAAAGACGTGATTGCAACCACTGGAACAGGCCCTGATGGTCGGGTTTATCTTACCACAAATCGTGGAGATATTGACATCACAGAATATTTCCAAGGCTTGCCAAGACAGCCGGTGCCTATCAGCATTGCTGTGGAATCTGGTGCTACAATACAGGTAGACACAGGATTTCGAAAAGTTGAAATACTAGCGCCTACCCCTACTAATCAAGTGGTCAACACCAAAGAAGGGACTGTTACATTCGGCCCAGACTCAGAACTGGCTAAATTTATTCAGTGGCAAGGCAGTCAGCCAAATCCTGTTGGACCGGGTACTATTGCAGACCTCTGGGCCATACAAGGAATTTCTGACCCATACAGCAACCCAAGTATAGTAGGCACAGCAGTAGAGGTTACCAACAGAGCCGGTGGCCGGGAAGAGCCATGGAATGATAAAAACTGGCCAGCATATCAAGGCTCCACAAAGGATTCGTTTAATTCAGCAGTTCAGGCTCGAACTAATCCAGCTGAATATGCCAAGCTACTGGCAGAAACAGGTTGGAATAACGAAACAGCCAACAGTTGGATTGAACGAATACTTGAACCTGAAAAATGGGCAGCAGCACGGGCCGAGGAAGACAGACGCAACGGAGTTGTAGTAGGAGGCGGCTTTGTTACAGGCCCAACCCGAATTGGGTCAAACCCCACAAATCAGACCAGTACAAACACAGTTAATACTGTGGCGATAAACCCAACATCAACTGCTTACACCGCCGCTGCTGCCGCTGCTGCTACTACGCAACAAGCGTTAAACACTTTTGTTCGAGCCAATCCTAGTAATCTTGTGCGCCGAAGAGCAGGACAACAACTGCTCACACCTGCCCAAGATGCTGCTCGAACTGAAACAATTAATAAACTCAACACCACAGTTGAGACATTGAATGCAGAGACAGTTGCTGCAGCAATCCCAGTGGTTGTGTCAGAAACAGTCACAGTAAACACCGGCAGTGGAGAAGCAAACAACACCACTGCCAGCGCATCTTTGCCAACAACTGTTAACTATCTCAACGATGCTGCACTAACAAATCAAACTGAATTGCAACTAGCACCCATTATAGGCGCTGCTGCTATTGTGACTGCTGCTGTTACTACCACCACCACAGTGTTACCGCCACCTGTTGATGAAACAACTCCGCAGATCAGTACAGTATTACCGCCACCTGTTGATGAAACAGCTACAAAGATTGGTACAGTGTTGCTGCTATCATCTGTGCTTGCAAAAGATCAACCAGTTACCAACGCTGGCGGATATCCAAATGTAGACGGACAAAATTTTGGAGAAATTCTCAATCCGGAAACAGGCACATACGATGTATGGAACTTGGATACTGGACGCCTTGTTACCACTGGACTGGACCAAGCGGAGGCAGAAGCATTTGCTCAAGATCTAGCAGTCAAAGGTATTGCACTAAACACTTCTGAACCAGTGGTGTTCACACCAGGTACTCCTACCAATCAAGCATTTGTCACAGCATTTGATCCAGAGACTCAAACATACGGAGTATGGGATCAGAGAACAGGTAGTTTTATACAAACAGGTTTGTCCAAAGACAATGCAGATGCTATTACAGCAGATGCAATAGACAATGACCCAGCCGGCGGAGAACTTAATGTAGATTCAGCTGTGGTTGAAACCACTGGTACTCCAACTCAAGGAAATCAATATGTTTCCACGTTTGATCCAGAAACTCAAACATACGGAGTATGGGACAACACAACAGGAACTTTTGTAAAAACTGGCTTGTCAGAAGCAGAGGCCAATGTTTCTGCATTTGAAGAACAAAGCCAAGCTGACGCAGAACTGGCAATCAGTGAACAACCAGATCCTAGTATCACTACAGGATACAATGGCGAACGATATGTTGCAGTTGAGTCTGACGAAACTGGCGGCTGGGGAGTATTTGACAACGAGACTGGGCAATTTGTAAGCACTGGGTTGTCTGAATCAGATGCTAGAGTTGCTGCATTTGAAGACCAGAGCCTTTACGATGCACAACAAAATGACCTTAACAATATCAGTACTGATTTACCACAAAATTTAATAGCAGGTACTCCAGCTGATCAAGCAGGCGGCCGCTATATTGTCACTCAAGATGATGACGGCACATATGCAGTTTATGACAACAAAACAGGTAGCTATGTAAGTCAAGGATTAACTGAAACAGAAGCTTTAGACCAGGCAGCAACGTTCAACGCCGACGATGTAGCCAATGTTCAAGGACCTGATGCAGGTGGCGAAGATCCTTTTGAAACCAATCAACAAAGCACACTTGCTGAAGCTCAACAACAAGCAACACTACAGGCTCAAGACAAGTTTTCAGACAATGGAGATTGGCGTGTAAAATTAAGTTTGGCCCCGGGCGCAGACTATTTGTACAATTCCCCACAGGGCAACGATGGTCAAGGTACTGCTGGTATATTACAACCGTTACAAGAAACTGACGGCGTAATTTTTCCGTATACACCGCAAATTGATACAAATTACAAAGCAGACTACGATACAGTGGGGTTGACACACAGCAACTACAAGAGTTATTTTTACAAAAGCAGCTCTGTTGAAGCAGTGACCCTCCAGGCCACTTTTACAGCACAAGACACACAAGAAGCTAACTACTTGTTGGCAGTAATACACTTTTTCAAGTCCGTGACCAAAATGTTTTATGGACAAGACGCACAAAGAGGAACACCACCACCACTGGTTTACCTAACAGGATTAGGCGAATATCAATTCAATGGACATCCTTGCGTAGTAACCAATTTTACCTACAGCTTGCCCAAGGATGTTGATTACATACGAACTAGAGGTATCAATATTAACGGAGCAGATTTGTTGTCTAGAAGAGCTCGACAGTCTGCAGCAACAAATTCTTTTAGTTCAGCAGCTGGAAGATTGAAAAACTTGTTCAGCAGCCAAGGTATTACCAAAGGAGCTCAAGGCAGTTGGACTCCTACCCCACCAACACTGGGACTGAATCAACCAACCTACGTACCAGTTAAAATGGACATGAACATTTCGTTATTACCTATACAGAGTCGAGCTCAAGTGAGTCAGCAGTTCAGTGTTAAAAATTACGCCAATGGTAATCTATTGAGAGGAGGATTCTGGTAATGGCAGCAACGTACATATCGACTAGCCCGTATTACACAACTGGTTTTGTTCAATTTTATCTGGACGTGATGAACAATCGTCCTATACCCAAAGAGCCTGATGATGCTATCATGGTAATCAATATGACTTATCAATACCGCCCGGATCTATTGGCATTTGACTTGTATGATAACGGTGGCTTGTGGTGGGTGTTTTACCAACGAAATCCCAATACACTTACTTCTCCACCGTGGGATTTTGCAGTGGGTACCAAAATTTATCTACCAAAAATTTCTACACTTCGTACCACTCTGGGATTCTAACACATGGCAACAGCAGAAGAAATCATAAAGCTAAAATCAGCAATTAATGCTGCTGAATTCTTGGCCTCGCAGTATGTTAAAAGAGTAGAGAGTTATGATAGTGCTATTGTTAGATTTAACCAATTACTGCAAACAGCCACCGCAGCTGGTGATACTGCTAGGATACAATCCCTACAAGAAAAATTAAGTCAAGCAGTAACAGCCAAAATCCCATTTGAGCAAGGGTTATTAGCCGAGCAACAAAAAGTTCAAGCATTGCAGGCTGAATTGGACTCTGCATTGCAAACAGCACCACCGACTGCTGACAAACCTGCTGGCGACACAGCCACCGCCAGTGCAGGCGACACAGTCAAAGAAGCTCAACAGGCCAAAGACAGCCCCAACGACGACAATCCAAACACTATAC